ACAAGAGCCGAAAAAAGATAGAGATGAATGGTCCATCGCACAAGGGCTGAGTGAGCTTTATGAAGAGCGTCAGGAAGAACGTAGTCGACGACGAGCGCAAGGAGGAAGAAAAAAATACATTCGCTCATCGCGTAAAAAACGCAACAGCAAAAAGCGCACTTACAAAAAACGTAGTTATAAAAATAAAAAAAATGTAAAATAATTTTTGTTTTTTTTGGTTTTCGGTAACGAATTATTTTATTTTATTTTACATTTTTAATATACCAAGCAGGAGCAGCCCTCTTTTTGTTCCACGTGGCAATCTTCTGTTTTTCTTCCGACATGTAATAGTTGCGATATGCTTGGACCGCATCTTCGTGCTTGTACTGGTCCGGCATGGCTTGTGCGAATGGGGTGAGACGCTGCTGAGGGAAAAGCGATGCATCTGGCATATGCTCCCGTAAATACTGTGCAACCGTGTATGATTTGTGGATTTTGGTTTCGGGGTGGCTATAGCGGTATTGCCATTCCTTGTGCATTTCGTCAATGAGGTCGAGCGTCCAAATGAAATTGGCTTGAGATTCTCTGCACCAAATTGTGACGGGATGGTTTTTGTGTGCAATTTTGTAAAGCGGGGCGTTGCCTTCCTCGTCGTCGGGGAGAAGAATGCGACGAGCAGAACACAGCATTTGAACTGCTTCCAATATGATTTTTACAATGTGTTTGTCCATCATGGCTTCGGCAACTTCGCGTGGAATCAGGGATAAAATAAACAAATTCATAATTAGAAAACCTTTAAGAACCATTATATTAACCATTTAAAAATCAATTTGATTATTTTTTATTGAATTTTATTTTCCATTTTTATTATTATTTTATTGTGTTATTATAGATAGTTAAGTATTTTATTTATTTAGGTAAATAGGTAGATAAATATAAGAATGAAATATAAAAAACGGTCTTTAAAAAAAAAACGGCAACAACAACGACAACGAAATCATTTTTCGAAAAAATATGCTGCCGCTGCTGTTCAACGCGGCGGAGGGTTTATGGAGACCATTGCAGCAGAACTAATTGCAATGGAAGGGCGAACTCATACTTGCATGGCCGTTCATCCAACTGAACCATTGGTGGCAGTTGGGGATGATTCGGGAATTGTAACATTATGGGATTTAGGTCAAGCACCTCCAAAAAATTTGGCACAATTAATCGGTTTACCAACTGCTGTAAAGTGTGTAGAATTTAATAAAACCTTTCCTCTTGTAGCGGGAGCATGTAATGATATTGTATTGATGTGGAGATTCGATCAAATAAGCAGAGAACAACAAGATCAACAAGTTAAACCATCACACATGGTTAGTGATTTTAGAGTGAGAAATGAAACAGAAGTTGAACAAGAATTGAGTGAAACTAAAATAATTCTTGAAGAAGCTGAAAAAGAAAGACGTGCAATAACTTATGATCAAGTGATTATAAAAAACAATTTAAGAGATATTGAAAAGAAAATGACGGCTATCAATGAGGATAATAGATTTAGAAAAGGAGCACTTTTCTTACAAGAAAGGGCACTTGACTTAAATAGAATGTTAAAAAAAGCAGAAGATTTTAATAAAGAAGAAAAGTCAAACCTATTTAAATCCCAGGGGTTAATGAATTATGAATCAATAAGAAAACTAAGAGAACTAAAAGAAGAGGTCGAAAAACAGCTTGAACCACTAAGACAAGAGTTAGAAGAACTACAAGCCCAAAAAAAAACAATGACTGAAAGATTCAATGAGTTAGAAACACGTTTGGAAAGTATTACTACACTTGATAATGAAATAAAAATAAGACAATTAGATAGAGAACTCAAATTGATTCGTACTGGTGCGCGCAACGAAGTTTCATGTATTGCTTTTCGTCCAGGAAGCGTAAATCGAAACACGATGTCATATATTGCAGTCGGTGTAAATAATGACAAAAACAAAACTGATAATCGAATTATTATTTATCGGTTTGAAATCGAATCCTCTTCTGTCGAAAATTTATATAGTTTCCGTACAATTTTAGAAGGAGAACCGAAAGAGGCGCATCCGGATGTATCATTGATGTCGTTTAGCCATAACGGAGCGTTATTTGCATTTGTAACAAAATCGTCAGACGGCGGAACTGTTTTAAAAGTAATTAATTTTAAGGGTTCGAGTGGCTATTATTTTTATGAATTTCGTGTTTATAAAATAGATCAGCATGCTACATCTATTAGGTCTTATAAATCGTACTATAGTGGAAGAGGGGAAGACCAACATCAATTTATTATTGGGTGTGATAATGGTTCTTTGTTGATGACACAAGCAACTACAGTAAGTACCCAGGGGTTTTCAGTAACAAAAGTAACAGATTTAAAAAATATACGTGAATGGAATGCCGGTGAACCGGTAAATTGCGTCGCCGTTCATCCATCTTTACCTTTATTTGCAAGCGGAACACGCGGTGTCACTAAACTGTGGGATATTGACCAACGCGAACCGCTTGAATCATTAGCTTTACAAGATGTTATATCGGTCGGATTTAATCAAGACTTCTTGGCAGCGCGTGGTCCTAGAAGTATTCATTTTTATAGCTGTAAATCTGATGATTATGGCAGTTTCAAGGAAAAATATAAAATAAAAATGCAAGAAAAAATAGAACGTAAGGAAAGATTAGATAAACTTCATAATGAATTAAGAGAAAAAACTCTAAAAGGACAATGTGCCATATGTCTCGGATCAATGACTGGCCAAACACAACCGTCAATAACATCTGGGCCTGAAGAAATTGTAGAAAAATATCTACCATGTAAACATAAATTTCATAAAAAATGCATTGAACAATGGTTAAAGCAAGGGAATACATGTCCTGAATGCAGAGCAAAGGATGGTTTACCACAATCAACACCGGCAAACGTTGTTAAAAAAAGAAGCGAAGAATTAGCTCAACTTGAAAAAAAATTTAATGAATCTGATGAAATAAATAGAGAAGCTAGACGCGCTTTATTTGCTGCTGCTCCCGCTTCTCCTGCTTCTCCTGAAGCTGTTGCTCCTGAAGCTGTAGCTCCTGAATTAACACAAGAAGAGCTTCGGGCTGCACGTCTTGCATACTTTTCACAACAACAACAACAACAACCAAGTGAAAATAGTGGTGGCAGTAAACGAAATAAATACTCACGAAAAAAACATAGTTCAAAGAAATCAAAAATTCGTCGGCGGTATTCAAAAAAATATAAATATTAAAATAAAAATATTAAATTGTAATGAAGCACTTTCATTATAATTTAATTATAGTTAATGTATAATGTATAATTTCATATATTTTTTTGTTTTGATATAATAACAATCAGGTTTAGCGATATTCATATACTTAAATACAAATTTATATATACTAAAATAAACATGAATCGACTGTTTATCAAACAAAATATCACTTCACTTTCTATTTTGCTGTTTATTATTTTATTTGGTATTATGGCATACGTGAAACCAAGTTTTATATTTCATAAAGACGGAACGGTTCGCCAATTTGGAATCGGTTATAAAAATAAAACAGTTATACCAATATGGCTTATCGTGATTGTCATGGCATACTTGTCATACCTGTTTCTTCTTTATTTGCAAGTATTTTAAGACAATTCAATCCCGTTATTCAAAACTAACAACCACCTCCACTTTTTCTGTTTTTATACTTTTAATTGCCGAAATCGATAGTTCTTCGCGCTTCTTTCGAGTTTTATTCTTTTCACTTTTGATTTCATTCTTCACTTCATTCGAGATGTTGTTATCCAAATTTTCGTTCATTGAAGATGAAGACGACGTGGATGAAATGGAAGACAAAGACGAAGATGTAGAAGAATTCGACGATGACCGTTTTGACGTACTATTCCTCGCATTCATGTCATTTTCAATGGTCTCATAATGCTGCTCAATGTATTGAACAATGTCGTTTTCAATGGTCCATTTAAAAAAATTGAGTTGCCCAATCGTCGTCTGAATGAATGTGCCATTTTTATACGGAATTGTAATCCTATCCCACCTACAAAACGGGTCGAATCGTTTTTTCGAATACGCTTTCAGTTTCAATTTATAGTCGACATATACTTTAAACCGCCTTGGTCCTTTTGAATATTCGTTATTAATTGCATAAACTGTGAAAAATTTCTTCGCATAATTTGTGGCAAACCAATCAATGATTCGAAGCGATATTTTAGAGTGACCGTTAATGATTTGTAACATAACATCCAAATTCCCATTCTGTTCATAAAATTTTAGCAAGTTGGTGAGTAGTAATGTATTTTGTGTTGTATACCCAGAAGCGCCAATAATGTCATTGATGTTTGTATTCATTCAAGTGGTGTTGTTGTGTTACTCTATAAAATTGTAGTAGTTAATAAAAATAAAATAATATTAATGATATATTTACATGTTTTTGATTTATATCATTTTTTAAGAAATATTTAATGTTTTAAGAATTATTTAATGTTTTAAGAATTATTTAATGTTTTAAGAATTATTTAATGTTTTAAAAGTTAATAATTTGTAATTAACTTACTTTTCACAATCAAATCACTTTTCGAAATGTTAGTCCAATCTGTTTCCCGTATTTAAAACGATCGCTATCCATGGTTCCTCTTTTCAAATTACATTCTAAACAGCTAACAACAACATTATCCGCATTATGTCCGACGTCATTATCAATTCGGTCCAACGTCCATTGCTGTTTTGAATACATGTTTTTATATAAAAGCTCGCAATTACGTTTACAGTAAAAACATTTCAACTTGGAACATAATAGTTTATCAATAACAGTTTCGAGAGATACAAATAAATCTTTTTTAAATATTTTTTTTTCAACATCTTGGCGCTTATACCCTATAATCTTGTTTGTTAATTCCTTTACAATAAGAGGCCGATATTCTATACTATTATCTTCCACATTCAAATACAATTTCGATATTTCGCAAAACTGGTATGCGTGTGTGAAACAATGCTCCGGCAAATCCCATTTTTCACACGATGATCGCTTTATATCCCCTGATTTCGTGCACACTTTTTTACATTGTGTTTCTGTGAATTGTGTATCCTTTTCGAAACATTCCTTTTCCAACATTATTCCTAACTTTTTACCATGAATACCATATATATTTATATTTTTTGTATTTTTAATCATTTTTATTTTTATTTTTATTTTTATTTTTATTTTTATTTTTATTTTTATTTTTATTTTGGGAAGGGAAATTTAGAAAGGGAAATTTAGAAAGGGAAATTTAGAAAGGGAAATTTAGATGAATTTAAAATGTTATAAATTAAATTATAAATTATAAAATGTTATAAATTAAATTATAAATTATAAAATGTTAAATTATTATAATTTTATTTTATAATTTATAAAATATAAAATAAAATAAAATTATAAATTATTATATATACTATACATATAAATAGTTTATAAAAATGAATAATATGCTTGATGCACTTTTCGGCCCACTCACTCGTGAATACTGTTTGTATTACTACGGATTTTCCATCTTTTTTTATATTTTATTTGTTTTTGTAACTGTATTTTCTCTCTACAGTTTGTTTTCTAAAAAATTTAGCTTTGGACTACTACTGAGTTTATTCATGAGCTGTTTTACATACTTTTTAGCATATTTTGTTTCTCGCTTGTCGTACTCCATGTGCGTTGGCAGTTTAGCCCCGTCTAGTGCTTCATCACCCATGCACTTGTTTTAAAACATAAATTATAGGGGATACATAATATAAATTATAATTATAATTTATAATTTATATATTATAATTTATATATTATAATTTATATATTATAATTTATAATTATAATTTATATAATTTATATAGTATTATATACAAGTTATATTTCATATATTTATATTAAATGTCAAGTTTAACAAGATTAATAACAAATAAGGATAATTTTGATGTATTTGGTATAAGTGTTTTACACGTACATAAATCGTTGGGTCTTACATCATTGTTGCTTTTTTTAATTCAATTATCAAATATGTATACGCTTATTCCTGGCGATCCATTATCACTCCTTTACATATCACCTCATTTCATGCTAGCATTATCGGCAAAAATATTTCATGTTCCTATCAAACGAACTGTTAATAAAAGCACAATTCATGAAGAATATAGATTGCATACTATTATTTTTTCGCTTAGGTCTATATTCATCTATTTTTTACATTGGTTGAATATATCAAATTGGTTTTATTATTTTTTTGGAACTTTCATATGGCATATCATGGCTGACCGTGTTACTACAATATATTATGACGATAATTCCGGAACAACAATTAGAGGAAGAACTGATTATGATGGATATGAAAATATACATCCAATGATTATATCAACGATGAGATATGTTGCAAGTTTTTCACAATATACGATTATATATTACTTATCAATGCCGCATCTTAACATTGAAACATTCAAAATTCGTTACATATCGCTCATTGCAATACAGTTGACGGCATTTATTAAAACCTTAATATTGAAACGATTTATTCCTTCATATTATTCTGGTATATTATATGCAATTATTTTAATGGTATCCTTATCTTATGCAAATTATAATTTTAATTTTATAATTTCGGGAATAATCTTTGGTATTATGAGATTCCATTTTAACTTTAATAAATATTTATTATGGTCATTTATTGTTGGATTAAACTACTATTTGGCAACACATCACAAATTGACCCCATCCTAACTAACTATATTGTACATTGTTTATGAAAAATATTTATAAATACCGCCCACAATCCATGCAGCATTAATTATTACTGATTGATATTGCCTTGATGTAGCACACACGACAAATAATCCAGACGCACCCAATGTGTTTAATACAAAATCGATTGTCTTATCAAAAGGAACGACATATGGAATTAATACTAAAACACTTCCAATCCACCCAAGTCCTTCTGAAACATACATTTTGTATTTTATACAATTATTATTGTATGCATTATTGTTATTGTTATTGTCATTATTATTACTTTCTATATCTACAGTATTTACATCTGAATTTGTTTCCATTTCTTTTTGTATTTTTTATCTATATACATTTTCATACATTTTATTATGAATAAATTAATATTTATGAAATAGATTTAAACTCTATTTCATAAATATATATAAGTTGCCCAAATTATTAAAAATGCACGCCACACAATCACGAATAATGAACAATGAAACTGAAACATTAAATAACGATGCAAATGTTACAAATGTTAAAATAAATAATTCAAATTTAGAAAAAGAAGAATGTGTCGAGCTTCGAAACATAAAATATAAAACTATGTTACTAAAGAAGAAGAATACAAAACAGCTAACAAAATGCAATTCAAACAATGACATTGATTCTTTTTTAGAAAAAGAAAGAACGCAGAATAAAGAAAATCAATGGACAAAGTTAGACAAGTCTATGAAAATATCAAAAATAACTGCATTTGTTGAGAGTTATTCTAGTGAAAATAATTTTAATGAAAAAGATAAATTATTTCTTCGTGATTTTTTACTCTACTGTCTAGAACAAAAAAAATTGACAAAAACGAAAGATGTTGTCTATGATAAAGTAAATGGAACAATTACGTGCATCCCATGTTTGATATATACACCAACTCTAAGTAAAAAATTTACTCTAAAACGATGCGAAAAAAGACCATCTACTCTGAACTCACTTGCTCCAAAAAGCAAAGCAAGTAGAAAAACAATATTGATATCTGCATCATCAGAACCAACAAACTTGCTTACCGCCGTAAAAAATATTAATCAAAATGCATCGGTAGATTGATTTGGTCAGTCGATCATCGTGTCGTGTCGTTGATCATTTCTCTCGACGATATAAACTATTTATTTTTTCCATTAACTCGGCCAATGTAGTTTTTATACATTCAATGTCTTGTGACATTTTTATGATAGTGTGACTGTTATTATTTTCATTTACATTATTATTATTATTATTATTATTATTATTATTACCATTTGGAAGGTAATTCTCAAATTCTTCACTATCTATTTTTTTAATTTTTTTAAACTTGTTAAAAATAACATTTATATCAGGTTCGTCGCCGCCATTTTCACAGATTTCGTTGCAATTTTGATTATTTTCGGTGGTTTCAGTGGTTTCGGTGGTTTCAATAATATGTAATTCATTTTCAAAACTAACACGTTTTTCACTATCTTTTCTAGTAGTTCCATGATTATTATCTCTAACCTGTTTGTAAGTAATGAAATTTTGATTTGAACTTGGACTCGTGACATCGAGAGCCATACTTGCGCCTTTAGGATCGGGTTGTTGTAGCAGTTGTGGTTGAGGCGGCGTCGTAAATGCAATATTTTTTATTTGTTCTAATTCTCTCTCCCTCGACGCCAATGCTTCCGCAAGTAAACGCTCCATATCATTCCCGATCGGTTTATCATAAATATCATCCATAAAATTAATTTCTTCTGGTTTTTTTAATTTTAAAATAGAAGACATTTCTTGTTCCTTTTTTTTAAATTCGTTTTGAAATGCACTTTGACGCTCTTTTTGTATATCTTCTGCCCTATAAACTGTTTCCAATTGTGGAATATGTTGTTGTTTTTTTTGGTAGATTTGTTGAGGATTATGAAAAGATTGCTGCTGTTGTTGTTGTTGTTGTTGTTGTTGTGACTGTTTTACAGTTTCTATCTTCTTACATATAATGACAACTGCTTCTTTATTTATTGCATTTAGATTTACTGGCTGGTTTAATCTTCGACAGTGTTCACTCATGTCATGAATTGTCTGTTCAAATATTTCTTTAATAATATGCACTTGGCTCTCAGATATTCCGGTAAATTTTCCACCTCCATGCAAAACACTCCATAAAAGTGCCTTGTTTTCATTTGTTGAAAATGATGATACTGCAGACGATTGTGAATTCATTTTTATTAAATATAAAATCAAATCTTTATTATTTTTTAAATAATATTAAAGTAAAATATTGATAATAAAATTGATTATATTTTATTTTATTATCAATTTTATTATAAATATAAAATAATAACTAAATTAATAACAATATATAGTTGCGTTGCATACACACCACCGTCTCTAAATGAAACCGCTTACCGTTGTCCACCCTCTTGATTTGCAAATTGGAAAACAATATCTCATCGAACACATTGGCCCGAGTCATCACACTCATCCCAAATGCAAAGGTAAGTTTATTGGAAACATATTGCCAGAATGCGAATACCAATGTATATTATCCAAGTTTAATAACATCCAAGATAGTATGCTGCCTTTAATAAAACCTGATTTTGAATACAAGTTGCAAGATTGTTTTTATAAATATTATGAAGCCGATGCATTAACTCGGGCATACACGATGCATCTATTGCGCACAATAACGGGAGACCCAGATTTTTATTTTGATTTTGATGTACCTGTACCTGTACCTGTACCTGTACCTACAATAAAAAAATAGTTTATAATAATGTTATCATCCTTAATACAAAATATTGAAGAAGATGATCTGTTTTACATTCTTGAATATGTGTTATATATTCAACAAAATCTAAAAATTTTGAATTTATATATTCCGGATGATGTTGAACAAGATAATTCAAAAAATTTTTTATTATATTTTTACGCTCGATATTATATTTTAAACTTATTTCATTTAATTTATGAATAATCACGGTGGGTTTCATTTTCTTTTTCAACATTGTTGTTACATTTTTCCATACATCATTGGTTATTACTTTACATTGGTGCAGGAGATGTTGATTTGATTGCATATAGTTTATCATACTTCGAATATCGGAATTAAAATGGCGCTGTATCGATGTTAAAATATCTAAACTTGCATTTAAATGTTCGGCCGTGTTAATTTTTTGTAAGAATGATATGATTTTTGAATCTGGTAACATATTAAAACGCATTCTTACAAATTCGGTTTGCAATGCTTCATCAATTCTACTAATGTAATTACATATTAAACAAAAACGAACATTGATTGAATTGTTGAAATTGTTTAATAAATACCGCAGTGCCAACTGTGCATTCTTTGTCATGTAGTCAACTTCGTCCAATATAACAAATTTCATGCCGTCGCCAAACATTGACTTTGACGTTACAAAACCACTAATCTGATTTCGTATGATGTCGATGCCTCGTTCGTCGGATGCATTCAAATGAATCATTAGTCCCTTATTTTTTTGATCATATTTTTCTTGGTACGCATTTATCATATTAATTATGGTTGTTGTTTTTCCGGTGCCCGGTGGTCCATAAAACAATAAATTTGGAAAATAATTATTTTCAATAATAGATTCAATTATTTTTTTATTTATATCATCCAAAACAATGTCATTGAAATTTGATGGGCGATATTTTTCAACCCACGGTGTTGAATTATTTATATTATTACTTGTTGTATCAAATCTATTTTCAGTATTTATTATAACATTAGCAGCGACAATCTCCATATTTTAACAACTTATTCATTATTTATAAATAAACTTTAATTCATATTTTATAATTAATTTATATTTATTTATTTATTTATTTAATTTTCCTTTATGACTTTTTCGATAAATACGTCTTATACTATAATTTATATAATTTATGTAATTATGTAATTAATAAAAATTGAATTAAAAAGATAGTAAATTATATTTTTATAAAAACAAGTTGGTCGGTATAAAAAATGGAACATTATTCTTCTTCACACTCTGGATATCTTGAACTCATTCTTGGACCAATGTGGTCTGGTAAAACGTCCATGCTTTTAACTTATTATAGACAGTTCTGTTTTTGTAAGCTGAAAGTATGTGTTATAAATTTTAAAGCCGATGATCGTTATTCTGAAACCATGCTTTCAACGCATGACAAACAAATGATACCTTGTATCATGGGTTTCTCAATGGAAGAGATAATGAAAAATCCCGAAAATGCCAACAATATAAATGAATGCGACGTGATATTAATCAATGAGGGACAATTCTTTCACGATATTGTCCAGTTTACAACACGAATGGTTGAAGAACTGCATAAAAAAGTTTACATTTGCGGCCTTGATGGAGATTTTAGACGAGAAAAGATTGGTAAGCTCCTTGACCTTATTCCTATTAGCGACAAGGTTACAAAACTGCGCGCGCTTTGTGGAAAATGCAAAGATGGAACTCCTGCGCCATTCTCATTTCGAAATTCAAGCAGCACCGAACAAGTATTAATTGGTGCAGATGATATTTATGTTCCACTGTGTAGAAAGTGTTACCAAACAGAAAACTCGAAAAAATAAAATGAATCAACCGGGCTTATCGGGTCGATTTCCCGCACATATGGATTTATTTAGTTTTTAATTTCGCATATGTATCTTATGAGTTTTCGTTTTAGTTCGAGGCATTACTCTCGTTCTCACCCTTGTCCTCGTCCTTGTCCTCGTTCTCATTCGTGTTTGGCGCTCTTTATCTTTGCGTTTCGAATACGATGGAGAGAATTTATTCACATCCTTTATCTTTTCATTGAATTTTTCAGCATTTTTTCCTTTGAATTCTTTCATTTTCTGATTTTCAATCGGATTATAATTCAGAAACCACTCTTCATATTCGCGCGTCCCCTTTTTGTCTTTCAATTTATGAAACATGTGCGACTTTACATCCTTGATGTCTTTAAGTGTTACCTGTTTACCGATGCACGGTTTGGAAAAACGTTTAAATACACCTTCATTTTTTGTTAAATTGTCGTACTGCAGGTCGTAAATGTATTGACTCATACAAAGGAGACGGTCTCGGTCATAATACGGGCGATTAATATAAAGAAACAACAAATAGTAGCTGAGAATGGTGTCTGTAGTTGCAATATTCACATCCTTTCCTTGAACGCGTACAACGTTATAGTTGTGGCAAGCACCGGGAGCCGGTTCGTAAACAAATGCCACCGTTTTTCCATCCACTACAATTTCATAGTGTTCGGAAACGTGTTCTCCAAAATCTTCTTTTTCTTCTACAATAACATGACTGAAGTGACCCGTTTTTTCCAGTTTGTCTTTCAACTTATGTGCCGATTTTTTAGCGTCTTCAGACAACAAATCAAATGACGGCACGGCAGAATAAAGAACGGCGCGCTTATCCTTTTTCAAATGTTCGGAAAAAAGCGTACACGCATACCCTCCAAAAAATACCAGCTTTTCTGAAATGGCTTCATCGCGCACAATGTCAAAAATTTCTTCGTCTTTTTTTGATGGCGCTAAACCTTGTGCCCGTTTCAAACAATTGTCTCCTTTTAGCGGAAAGTTCTTGTTGAAAAGAAGCAGGCGCTTATACACTTTTTCCCAACGACTTACATCGCCGTCCGGGCGCGAGAGTTCCAAATACATGGACATTCTCAAAAAGTTGATTGGCGCGTACAAGATTCCTTTACGTTCAATAGCTTCGCGCATCAAACTTTTAAACAGTTCCGGCTCGATAAATGTAATATCGGCAACGCCAATGAAATTCACAAACACCTTGTACGTTCCGGTATGCATTCCGGATTTTGCTTCCACGTCGTTGAATCCCTTTTTATAGAATATATCCGCAAGCTCTTTAGCATCGTCCAGCGAATTCGGCGAAAAAAAATCATAGTCCGGAATTTCTCGTTTCAAATCATAAAATTGATCCTTTTCCGGTAAAACATTATTTATTGCGGTGCCTCCATAACAAATAAGTTTTTTTTTTATTAAAAACTGTTCTACAATGGAAATGATTTCCTGAATGGTTGGATTGCTCACCAGCTTTTCACCCTGTGACACTTCAATATCCTTTTGCGATTTTTTCAATATCTCTAAAGAACGCTCAATGTCCTTTTCACTCATTTTTTTTAAAACAAAATAATTATTTATTATTACTATATTATTGTTATACTATACTTATAAAATTATTTTTATAATATTAAAAAATATTGTAATGATGGCAGACAAATATAATAAAAATTGATTTTTAGCTGATAAAAAAATTTAGGGTATACCAAGAAAATAAAATAATCAAAGAACATATCAATAATAAATTGATGTTACAACAAGCACTACGTTCATGGAAAAATATAAAAAGAGTTTGCGATGAAATAAAAACTAAATTGCCAAGTAGTATACAAACAAAAATAAAAAATATAAACAAGGCAGGAATAGGCTCGATCTGTAGTACAAAACGCGTTAGCCAAATGTCAAGGATAATAATAGACTATCAATATGTAATTAAAAATAATCTTACAGTTGATCAACTTCAAACACACGTGAATGGAGTTGTAATTGATATTCCATTTCGACAATACGAACGCATTCGAGATACAGACAAAAATATGCTGAGTTATCTCGATCAATATTTACTTAACCACATCGGCGGAATGTCAACACACCCCGTTGTTTCAATTATTACTCTAGTAAAAGAAGACGGATCTTCGGGATCATCGTTTCAACGCCTTGAGATTGAAAGATTTAAACAAGAAATTGAAGCGCGCAACTGGCAACCAGTGTACGACGTAAAAGAAATAGATGGCATAAAAATAAAAAATAAAAATAAAGGTAATATGAATTGGGGAGGACATTACTATTACAATATATCCGGAGGATCTCAAGAAAGTTTAAAAAGTCATACAACAGAACTCCAAATTTTTACAACATCAAAGGGATTTATGTCAAATGAACGTGTAATTACTGATGTAGTGTCGTCATTAGATTGGCAGTTACTTCACATCCACGATCTTCCACTCTATATTCCTAGCGATGATATTTTTAAATATAAACAAATTCTTGAAGAGTACTTGAAATCAACAATATATCTTGGAAAATCATGTTTAGACCATTTGAATGAATTGGAAAATATTCATGATGGAAAACTTATAAGCCCCATTACTCGAGAATGTATTTCAATTCATGCATTTGATTGCGAAAAAACCTTTAATAAAGATGACCAAGCAAATATAAGTCATAACGATGCAGTGAACCATCGAAGAATTGAATTTTGTACGGAACAAAACGTCATGTTGTCTGATTATCGTCCCGGAAATTTATTTTGGGACACTCATCTCGGCAATATGCAACAACAGTCTTTTACAATTCAACAATACTGGAGTGAAATAGAAAAAAGAACCAATATTCGAAATATTCAACTGCAGTCAATACAATCAAAACGCAGTATTAAATAATACGCAAACGCATAATAAATCCAACGATACAACATTCATTCAATTTCGATCTCTTCTAATTCACACTCATGGCTCGTAATATTTTTTATGATACACTCCCGAAACAAGTCTTTACGCAGTTCAAATCCTACACCGATTCGACCCAGCTTTTGCGCCGCAATCGCCGTTGTAAAACTGCCAGCAAACACATCTAATACAATTTCTCCACGATAGCTATAATAATACGTGCTCATGAGCGGAATATCCATCGGAAATGGAGCAGTATGACCCAATTTGTTTTCTTTTTTACTGTTTATTTTGATCACCGGCGTCAATTTGCGAATATCCCGCCGCCACTCTTGCACAAGCTCCTTCGGAATGACATTTTCTTGCTGCCGAAACGGATTCTGGGTCATGATTGTTTTTAATGAGAAACGCTTCCCCCGATCCGACTCACTGCGTTCACAATGCGGATTTTTGCACTCCCACGAACGCAAGCCGCGAAACGTGTAGCTGTTACTCTTTACATTCAAACTGCCGCAGTCATTACACGGATACCTCACATCCTTTTCCAGTCGATGCTTGTGAAAGATGAGAATGTGCTCGTAACAATTGCACGCGTACTGAAAGAAGGGGAACGGTTTGTTTCCGTTTTTATGCCGCGAACTCTGCACTTCCCCCTTGTCCCAAATAATGTCGTCCACATACGTAAACCCGCATTCCTCAAACATGGTTATAAAATATGCAGGCAGCGGGATTTTCCGGAACCCAAACGCATTTATTTTATCCATCTTGTCATTGTCCACCACGTCGCTTACATTGAAGACAAACACGCGATGATTATCCAGCACTCGATAGCATTCCAAAATTATTTGACGCATGTCGTCCAAATACGCCTGTAGATTCGGCCATGTGGAATAATCGCGCGCATTATAATACGGCGGCGAAGTAACAATGTGTCCAACCGACTCGCTCGGAAGACGCCGCAACGCTTGCAAACACCCGCTCCAAACCACTTTTATTTTTTCCGGATTCGAGCCAATCCGGTTAAATAATTCATTGTTAATAGATGGTTGCGTTTCTTCATTGAATTGTCGTTTGATCATGTGGCGATACGCATCTATAAAATTGTAAACGTTTTTTTCTCGACTCTCCTTGTCGATCGCGTAACTCTTTTTCAACTCTTCCAAATGGGTCTCTGTGAAAATTTCTTTCAAAAATTCACAATTCGTTTCAACGAGATCGTCGTCGGATATAACATCGCCGGCTTTCGATTTAATGACAATTTTTCTTTTCTTACCTTTTTCTTTCAACTCGTTCGATTCTTCTTTTAATTCATCTTTTGATTCTTGCATCACAGAATGGAATGCGTGCGTGCGTTACTATGTTACTTATTATTAACTATCAATCTTTATTTCAATTTTTTAATTATTTTAATTATTTTATTTATTAAAATATAATAAAATAATTAGAAATCGTGGTTAGAATTAAATTGTAAAATTGTACATGTTGGATTGCAGTGGGCGACTGGCAAACGACAGTTGCGGGTTTTGCGGCGTGGGTGCATCAATTGTTTGAGGAACAAACATTAAATTCGCCGGTTTTAGCAAAAACGCGCTCTTCATCGGCCCCGATTCAAACCAGTCATTATATACTGCCAAATTTCCATCTCGCAGCAACTGAAACGATTGCGCCATGCACTGACACCCCGCCAGCGATGGCGGCATTGGGTCATAATTTTCAGCCGACATGGAAGAATCTGGAAGAACAATGGTCATGTATTGTTTATTAAATGACGTCAGTTCCGTAATGTCCGGACTGTTCAACACATTAAACACGGTCAATATCCTCAAAAATGCATTGCTCGTCAAATTCGTCACTTCATACATGCGTTCTGCACCCGGCTGATACAACAGCGGATTGCTTTCCACAATAATCACCACCTTTCCAGAAAATTTATTTACCGGTTCGGCGCATATATTTTTCCCGCCAAATTCGTGATTATACTCCGGAATTAATCGATCATTCAGGTTCGACTTGATTGTGTCCGCCATGCTATTCAATACATCCACGTCGTTGGTTTTAATTCGAAACAGTAATAGCAGCGGGTCATTGGGATTGGGACACACATTTGAACTCGGGCTAAACGCAGACGTCGCCACAGCACTCATGGCTTCGTCAAACGAAACAGAATTATAGGTTTCCTTAATACACTTGTCATCGCTTAACGATGTAGAAACGATCGGCTGCCCGTTTTTACCGTATACTTCAAAATCCAAACACCTGCATCCCATTTTAATAGCGTGTTGAAGCGCGCACACATTTACATAATCATTTGAAAAATTGCCAGTGGAGCAACAATTGTATGCCGTTTTTACATAATAATCTCTCAATAAATACTGAGAAGACGGATCCGAGGACGCCGTCGTAATCCAACTTGAATTCAGCGCGGCCGATTTTTTACCGTTTAAACGTTTGCAGCTTTTTGGAAGCAGTGTCATTTTATAATACACATAATATACAATGCAACCCGCTATAAATATCACCAGCGTAGTCCCGATAATATGAATGAGCGTCGTGTTATCCGTTTGTGAAATGTATGATTTTAGTTGCAATTTAATACTGTTGGCCGCATCAGCCACACCTGAAATAGCGGTACTGCCCGGAGTGCTTGTGTTTGACATTTATTTTATTTTTATATTCTGTTTTTACTTGTTTATTTTATATTATATTAAATATGTGTATGAAATGAATTATATGAAATATAATTTATGAATGTAAAATTCTAAATCTTATAATTTATATATATTTTAAATTATTGAATTGTATGTAATTATTTAATTGAATGAAATATAATTTAAAATTATTATATCTAGATTATATAGTATTTATATTTTATATTTTATATCTCTTCTCTCTTCTCTCTAAAAAATATTTCATACATACATACATACATACATAAATAATGGCAGGAGGTTTATTAAATTTGGTCGCATATGGCAATCAAAATGTGATTCTAAATTCGAATCCTAAAAAAACATTCTTTAAAACAACCTATGCAAAGTATACAAATTTCGGTTTGCAAAAATTTAGAATCGATTTTGACGGACAGCGAAATTTAAGATTGAATGAATCCTCTAAATTCACATTTTACATTCCACGCTATGCCGAGCTGCTTATGGACACGTATTTGGTTGTAACTCTACCAAACATTTGGAGTCCTATTTTACCGCCTCAAAATTGCGAACAGTCATGGACGCCCTATGAATTCAAATGGATCGAAAATATTGGCACACAAATCATCAAAGAAATCACAATTTCAGTGGGCGGTCAAACACTTCAGAAGTTAACAGGCGGATACTTGCAAGCGCTCGTAGAGAGAAATTTCAACGGAACCGAGCGCGACTTGTATAATCGCATGACCGGTAATATTGTTGAATTGAATAATCCTGCATTCTTTTCATCCAACAATGGAAAATATCCCAATGCCTTTTATAACTATACCAATAATCCGGCCGGAGTTGATCCATCCATTCGATTCCGAAAACTCTACATTCCCATTAACGCGTGGTTCACGCTCAGCAGCAAAATGGCGTTCCCGCTCGTCGCGCTACAATACAACCAGCTTCAAATCGACATTACGCTGCGCTCCATTCGCGAACTGTTTGTGATTCGCGACGTTTCAAATCCGGCCACCGGCAGTGCTACCGCCGCACCCAGTACCACAAACGTCGAACCGCCTTATTTTCCGGAATATGTTACGCCAAATTATATTCAGCCCAATTTCAACGACAACTTGCAACAATTTTATCGATTTATTCAACCACCTCCCAATATCGAACTGGATTACGGAACTTCTACTCGCAGCGACTGGAATGCCGACATTCACCTAATGTGCACTTACTGCTTTTTGTCGGCAGATGAAGCCAAACAATTTGCAACCGTGCCGCAACAGTACTTGTTTAAATCCGTTTATCAATGGGATTTCGAAAATGTGACCGGCAGTCGTCGCGTGTGGCTGCAAAGCACGCTCGGTATGGTGGCAAGCTGGATGTTTTATTTTCAAAGGAGCGACGCATACTTGCGAAACGAGTGGGGAAATTATACGAATTGGCCTTACAGGTATAAACCGGACGGATTGTTACCAGCTCCAACAACAGTTCCAATTACATGGAGTCCACCTAGTTGCAGTCCTGCGTATCCTATAAATCTTGGACCTGGTTATAATGCATATTTGGATGAAAACACCGGCTATTTTATTACACCACCATTCAGCGTTCAAAATCAAAAAGACATTCTTTTGAATCTAGGAATTTTATTGGATGGCAAATACAGAGAGAATTTACTCGATGCCGGCATCTACAATTATTTGGAAAAATATACCAGCAGCCGCGGTTCAGCACCCGATGGCCTTTATTGTTATAATTTTTGTCTGAATACTGAACCCAGCGATTTTCAACCTTCCGGAGCAATTAATGCCAGCAAGTTTTCAACGATTGAGCTGGAATTTACTACATTCTATCCGCCGCTGGACCCAGAAGCGCAATTCTTAACCATTTGTGACCCGGAAACCAACGTTCCTGTGGGTGTGAATAAACCAACCTGGAGAATTTACGACTATAATTACAACTTGACTGTTTTTGAGGAACGCTTCAATATGTTGACATTTGTTGGCGGAAATTGCGGTCTCATGTATGCGAGATAAAATAAATTGAAAAAATAATTTGTTTGTTTTCATTTTACAGTGTTTTTACAGTGTTCCGTTTCTAGTTCCTATTGTTTCCATTATTCCATTATTTCGAGAAAATCTACAATCTACAATGACCACAACCACAACCACAACCACAACCACAACCACAACCATTACGACAAAAGAATTGGGACGACTTCAACGAACCATGAATGAACTACTTCAAAGCGGAAAAATGGACGAGTTTCGTTTGTTGCTCGATCAGAATTCGGAGTTGATTCAAATGACGCGAGAAAAGGGCATTATTACCATGGTGCTGCGATTTGCAATTTTGAATAATGACGATTCACGAATCGCTTCCGTATTTGACCGACTTTCCATGAAACGCGACTATTTTGCGCTCATGGTTTACAATCCTGAACCCGAATACTGTGCACACTTGTTCACGCGATACATTGACGCCGCACTCCTCGATTCCAAAGACATTCGATTCATGATTGAAAACCGCCTGACGTACCTGTTTCGTTACTTGGACGGCAAGTTTTTGCACGATTCTCAATCGGTCGATCGCGATCGCGGTGGTGAGTTGGTCGAATCTGAATCAAGCTTATCCAGGTACACGCTTCAAGGATGCGAATATTACATCCAAAAGATTATTTCTCAAATCGAAAAAGACCCCAAAAATAAATCGCAACAACATGTTCCCGTTTTGAAAAAAATTGGCGAAAAGCTTGGCGAAGCAGCAGCGCCCAATTACAATGCAATCATTGATGGCGGAAATGTTCTGCATTCATACAACGGCAGTCCGAATCCTGACGATTTGAATGCCATGATTCAACTTGTTCGTCGAAATGAATGCAATCCGCTTGTTGTTATTCACAAATCACACACCGACGAACGACGCAACCCATCCTACGCTCCGCGAATCAATGTCATACTACGTGATGTGCCTCACATTATTACACCGATTGGGCAAAACGACGACTTGTTTATTCTCTTGGCGTACTTGATGCGAATTCAAAAAGAAGAACGGAAGAATGGTTCTCGCATCTCGATTATTACGCGCGACACGTATACCGACCATATGGACAAATTCAAACATGTGGAAAAGAATGTGTCTGACGATTTCGGAAAATACTTGGCCAACGATCTTGTTACATTTGTGAACGATGGTGGAGGAAACATGCGCGTATACCTTCAACCTGTCATTTCACCTTGTGTTCAAATTGTTGAACCATATGCATACATACATATTGAAAAAACGCAGACATTTAGAAAAATACAACTATGATTTTAATGGTATTAATGGGTATTAAAAAATATAAAAAAATATAAAAAATAAAAACATATTTTTTTATTTAATTAATATATAAACAAAAAACATAAAATATCTAATCTAATCTAATTCATTATAAAATAACATTTTAACTTCATAACCCGTGTTCATTTCATATACTCAAAAAGAAACAAATCAAATTATTTATAATGAAATTAAAAAATCTTCAAAATATATTCACATTACAACCATGTTTTTCAATGATAAAGATTTACCGCTTAATTTTATAGAACTATTAAATCATAAAGTAAAAGAACATCCAGATATTGAAATTCGTATCAACATTGGATTGAATCCGTTTGATAAATCGAATATCAATGAATATAATTTAAATAAAAAAATACATTTAAGATTTATTCCTATGAGAATGATAAATACTTACCATATTCGTTTATTTTCTACTGAATCTATTTTTGCAGTTGGAGGTATTGATATTAGAAAGTTAAACTTGATAAAAACTTATATACAATTTACATTATTTATACCTATTCAAAATAATGTTTTTATAAGTAAAACGATAAGTGACAAAAATATTTTGTATGATTTTACTGAATATAAAAATAGCTATAATATTTCAAAAGTAGATCCGTATACAAAAGTGAATGAATTGATTGACAGTTCAAAACAACATATATTTATAGATAACCAATATTTTTTCAGCAATACATTTACAAATAAACTTATTGAAAAAAAAAAGAATAATCCAAATATTAAAATTGAAGTATTTTCAAATGATAAATTTGAAAATAATGTTTTTAACAACAAACAAAGAAAAGTCATATCAATGATTTTGAATATTTTAAACAAAAATAATATGGAAAAATTAAAAAATGAAATTATTGTCGTCAAAACACCACTTGAAAGTAAATATACTCATAATAAATTATTCATATTCGATAAAAAATATATACTCATGGGATCTATGAATATCATGAACAAGTCGTTGCAAACATATGGCGGAGATATAGAAATGTGCGTTCTCATTAAAAATAAAAATTTAGCAAATGAGATGCTAGACTATTATAAAAATAATTTATTTTAATACATTTAAAATGAATTTGTAAATTTAGGAATTATATTAATTTTATTATAATAATTTTATTATATTAATTTTATTATATTAATTTTATTATATTAATTTTATTATAATATTTTATTTACTAATAATATAATCATATAATAATAAAATATTAATATCAATTTTATAACATGCCCAGAGTATCCAAATGCGATAATAAGAATAAAAAGACGCAGAAAAAGTATGCATCGCGTCCATCTCCTGCATTCGCTGCAAACGATTGCAAAAATAAAACCAAAAAAGGAAATAATGGAAAGTTTTTTAAATCTGTTGCAGATAAAAATGGAGTTTACAAGTGGGTCCCAGTTGTAAAAAAAAGTAAGAAATAAAATTATAATATCAGTTAAAATATATATATTTTTTTATAAAATTTATAATTATTAAGAAATGGATTTTAACGCTCCAGATGCTGAATTAGCCGGATTAATCCAGCGCCCCGACAGTACGCTAAGGGTAGTGGGTGTGACAAATAACGGCAGAGTAAATCCCGTCCAACTACGGTTACAGTGTGAACAACCACAAATGTCCATTTATACGAAATAATTTGCCCGCGTTGCCGTCAAATTGAGGATATAAGAATAAACAAACAAAAAAAAATAGTAAAAAATATAACAACAATAAAAAAAATAAAAATAAAAAACGTAAACGCCAAACGAGACGAGTTATTAAAATGAAATAATAAATTAAATAATTCATAAAATTGAAAATCGATACTACATTTATTTTATTTTTATAATCCAATCAGTCCATTAACAATAATCATGATGATAAAAAGTAAAAAACTTGTCTGCGATATAACACCTCAACTTGCCGAATTTCTTAGAGAACCGGGTCGGAAAAAAATGTCGCGCACTGAAGTCACGCGCAAAATCGATGCATACATTCAAAAAAAACACCTTCAAGATGTTATGAATCCCACGAATATTTATCCAGACAAGAAGCTTATGACGCTGCTTTTATCCGCTTTTAGTCCGAATCCAAGACCTTATCCCCGAATGATTACTTTTGAAATGCTGCGCGACATTATTTCAAATCATTGTCTCAACTGTCGTTATGAAGACTATTACTATCATGTTCCCGGTGTTCCTTGTGGTGAGAAGAGTCATTTATAAAATCTTCTAATAGTTCCATTCCGCTACTATCTCTTACATGTATTTTGTGTACACATGTCAAATAATAACAATTTTCATTCGGATTGTATGTTTTTTCTTCAATCAAGTAGCTTTCGCGCGGAATGTTTATAAATGTGTCGCACTCATAGTTTTCTCTCTCACTCTTTGTATAAACATATGTAATGTATACACGATGCACTTTATCATGGTGCGCGTTTAAAAACTCATTATATATTCTACTTCCGCCGATGATCCATACCTCATCATAGTTTGCAGCTTCGCAATGCGTGAGAGAATCATGTATCGAAGAAAATATGTGACAATAAGATGATGTTGTTGGCAAAGAACTAGAAATAATAATATTTGTTCTATTTTTCAACGGTCTTCTTCTCTCTGGAATACTTTGCCACGTATTTTTTCCCATGAGCACCGCATTATTTCCTGCACCTGTTGTTCGTATGGAAAATAGAGCCATATCATCCTTTAAATGAGGCCACGGTAACCCACCTTTTAGTCCAATTCCTCCGTTTTCAGTGATTGCAACAGCAACGTTTATCAACATTTTTATAGTTTATTTTATATGTCTTTGTAATTAAGTAAGTATTTAGTAAAAATATTTATTATTATTTTATAGTTAATTTATAAGTAAGTGAGTGTATTTCTTTTAACGTAAAAAATAAAATAATAATAAAATAATAATAAAATAAAAATGAAATTTAAATTTGAATTTATTATTTTCATCATTACTGCGGGACTCATTTTAAATACATATTATGATGGTAAATATTTTAAACTGGTGGAATCTGTAAATGCGAGAAAATACATAAAAATGGCAACCATTGGATTTTTTGGACTGTCCATGTATTTGTTTATGAAAAAAAATCCGGAAAATACGCACAATATTATGCAGCATGCCAATGAATTTATTAAATACATGCCAATTAGTCGCCAATCTGCAGACATGCTGACCCCGTTTTTCGATATGACAAACCAGCGCTCATTTTTTGGACAAGGAGACGCCGATTCCGGTAATGCTGGCGAATCCGGTAATGATAATGATGACGGTGGCTGGACAACTCGACGACAACAAAACAGCATAAACAAGATCATGACATCCGGCAAAACGGGTGTCGGCACTGGACCCACAAAACGCAGCGTCAGTGAATCTAAAAAGAAATTTGTAGCGGCGCAACAGGGATGGAAATGCGGCGACTGTAAACGCCAACTTCCAGGATGGTTTGAAGTCGATCATAAAATCCGCCTTGAACATGGCGGTTCCAATGCAGTCGATAACTTGGTGGCGTTGTGCAGAGACTGTCACGGGAAGAAGACGGCATTCGAAAATTTTTAGAAAGATAAGTAGAGAATATAATTAGAGAGATAGAGAGAATAATACATATAAAATTATAAAAATTATAAAAATTATAAAAATTATAAAAATTATAAAAATTATAAAAATTATAAAAATTATAAAAATTATAAAAATTATAAAAATTATAAAAATTATAATTATAAATTTATTTAGTAGTGTTTACATATTTATAAATAAATAATTTTGTATGATAAATATATCCTCACTCAATCCTCAAAAAATAAAAAAAATAAAAAAAACAACCAAAAATGCAGTCAATAAATAATGGTACCAATGGAAGCAGCATAACAACATTGACAAAATTCATTTTCATCGCACTTGTATGCATCATTATCAACATTCCGCTATACTTTATGGATGAAAAATGGATCGCCGGACTCTTCACAGGTGCATGGGTGGGTGCGGCGGTTTTATTGTTTCTTTACAATTACTTTTTCAACATGAATGTAACTTCATACAGCTTGTCAAACTTTTTTAACAGTTATCTTGCTCCAATTCTAGTATACATATTTTGGATCATATCAATTTACTGGTTAGTAACTGGAAATGCCGACTTGGCCGAAAATCCGAGCGACAGTCAAGTTTCAAGAAATATTGCAGCAATTTTTACTGCAGCAATCCCATTTTTAGCAATAGTTGTAACTATAATGTATAAGACAAATACCGTTCATCTTGTTCCCGAGGCAATCGGCATAAGCATGGCTGTATTCCTTTTCGCATTGTTATGCTATTATATAAATATGTTAAGAACAAGGTGTGTCAACGGTTCAGATTGTTGGGCTTACGCTGGATGGTCAACATTTTTAGCATTCATTTTGACAACCGCATTTTTTACGTGGCTGCTACCCACATTTTTTACTAATCCAATTTTTAGAATGTTTCAAATCTTTCCGAAAAACCTTTTCCAAAATCTAACTGCACCCATCAACATTTTTTCCATCATCATATATTTAATCGTTTGGGTATCTAGCATCATTGTGTTTTTTCGCCACAACGAAACATTCGGAGATGAAGAAAGCGACCCTATCAACGTATCATTTACAATTATCGCGATCCTTTCTCTAATGATACTGTTTTTAAAACAATTTGAATTTGCATCCAGACTCATTACCCGACTCATTCAATACTTTATAAGCACCGAATTTAACCCGTGGTCTATTTTAATTCATGCCGCAATCATTTTCTTGTTCATATTCTCCATCAACATTACGACAACATCATTAGATAAAACAGGATGGACAAACAATCCTTCCATTTTGGCTATATTTATTTCTATTCTTGTTTTAATTATATTTTATATAGGCATATTATATTACAGAAATTAAATTTAATTTTATTAAAACGTTTTTTCAACCTATTTATTCATTTATTTTTATCGATTTTTTTATTCTGTTATAATAAGTGTAGTTAGTGTAGGTTACAGTAAATCTGAATTGAGTAAATCGAACATAAATGAATTCAGATGCAATTAAAATGAAAGCAATTCAACTAAAGGATGCAGTTGTTGATGTTGGAGCGTCCTTTAAATATTTTATATTATTCGTCATTCTTGTATTTTTGTCCGTTTCAGCATACGGGTTAAGTCATAATTTTATTAAAAATCAATGGTGGTTTTCTATTGCGGTAGTCATCGTATGCATGTTCTCTTTGTTCTTAAAATTCATTTTGAACATTTCAACCCTTTATATCATCCTATTTATTCTTATTGCAATGTCTGAACTAACGTTCCTTGTCAATCGTTTCGCAGGAATCGTCATGTCTTCGATCGTAGGTTCACTCGTCTTGTACATTCTCTATCTTACGCTCGTTCGAGGTGAAAATGTAAACGCATCCGTAAACGCCTTTTTTAGCGACATGTCATTTTCCGACCCCATATACACGTTGACTAAAATGGTAACATTTGTTTGTAATTACTTCTTGAAGGGCATTCTAGTTCAACTTGTAAAAAACTCAATGCTCATTATTTTCCTCATGTATTTAGGACTGGTAGTTTATATTTACACAAAACAACCTTATCAAGTGATTTCAGATAATAAATCCATCTTCCTGTTTCTATTTCTCTTCATTGGTTTTGCGCTCCTGTCATTACTCGTCATGGGCTTGGAAGCATTCGTACCCTTTATCACATCATTCGTAAAGTATACAATCATTATTGGCATTGTGATTGGTCTTATTCTTGCAGTTTTACACGTGTATACCAATGTTCCCATCATCGCAAACACGGTTTTATTCATCCTGAATATTGCCATCCTCATCGGCATTTTAGCCATGATTGTTAGGTTCATAGGTGCAGAATCGCCCAATTATATTTCCGGTCCGCCCACATGGTCAAGTTTACTGTTTAAAATCGCAATTTATCTTCCTTGTATGTGTCTGAATCTGGCCGATTATTTTCGAGGCGAGCTGAAATTGGCTCAGCGACAATGGACATATGTCATTCTTCTATTCTTTGAAATCGCATTCGTCGCGTTGCTGTTCCTGCTTCCAAAAGTATTCAACGCAGTCGTAAATCACAACGGCGAAGTCATTCTAGATAAAGTGTTGCCACTCAATGTGCAAAGCGAGCCATTCGATATTACAACACAAAATTCCGATAACAATAGCAACATCGTTTCTTTAACGCCGTCTCTCGCAGAAAATGTGAAAACAAATACGCCACACTACAGTTACGGCATTTCTGCATGGTTTTATATTCATCCCGAACCTCCAAAAAACAGTTATTCGTCCTCCGCTGCAAATAACGGAATCGGTATTCTGAATTTTGCAACCGATTCGAATGGCGGAGCACCGCAAGTTTTTTTCAATCCAAAAACGAACCAACTTGTAATAAGCGTTCAAACTGAAACAAATAACAATGCGAGTGTCACCCTTCCAAATCAAATTTTGCTACAACGATGGAACCACTTGTTCATCAACTTTAACAATAATGGCATCATGGATGTGTTTTTAAACAATCATTTAGAAAGTTCAACGCCAAATGTCATTCCGAAGTTACCCAAAACATTAATTGTTGGTTCAAATCCAGGAGGAATATATGGCCAAGCTTGCAATGTGGTGTATTACAAAGATGTCGTTGGAAGTCAAGGCGTTTCTTGGATTTATAATACCCATAAATTATTAAACCCGCCGCTCGAACCCAACTTTTAGAAATACTTTAGATTTAATTATGAATTTAATAAAAAACCAGTTTCAAATTTAATAGAAAAATATTACACAAGTTATTAATAAATATTTGCAATTATTTTACAATTATTTTATACATAAATATATAAGTATAAAATAATAATAAATTATTCAGTTTAAATATATATAATATGGAATTTTCTTGGTCAACCCTCATCATCGTTATACTCATCATTATTATCATTTATTTTCTATGGTCAATGCTGTCTTCGTCGTCTTCAAGCACCGTAATTAGCGGTTCTCAGGACGCAAAAACTCAATCATCCGTTTCTATACCCGACAACAGCTACAGTTTTGCAATTTCCGCTTGGATTTATGTAACCGATTGGGAAACCACTTCTGGAGATAAAGTAATTATTAGTTCCGAATCTGACGGATCAAAAACTACTCCGAACCTTCTTGTAAGTTTAGGAAAAGATAATAATGCATTAAGCATTACCCTTGGAAATAGCGGAAACACGGTCATTCCTCCTGTTCCAAACATTCCACTTCAAACCTGGGTATCCATTATATTAAACGTCAATAATGGAAGTTCCGTCGACATTTACATCAACGGAAAACTTGTGCAAACAAGCGCTTTACAAGGCCCGTGGAGTTTAAGTGCTGGATCGCTGTATGTCGGATCTAAAGACGGTTTTGATGGATACATTACCATGGCAACATTTCATAAAGCACCACTTGGTCCCCAAGATGCATGGGACACGTATTCCAGCGGGTATGGAGCCAGTGGGTCAAGTTCAGCTGTCGATTTCTTCAACAAGTACAAGGTCCGCTTCGCTTTTGTAAAAGATAATGTTGAACTGTCTCGTCTCGACATTTAGATTTTATTTTTATTCGCTATCGCTCGCTATCAACGAAATAATTAAATTTTTTCATAACAAATATTATGTTATAATTATTTCGTTGATAATTATATTATATCCATTAATATTAGTAGTATTAATATTAATATTATTATTAATTCAATAATAAGTATAGTACATTTTTTTCAAGACTAAAAAATGTTATTTTACGGAAAAGAAATTGACTTTACATACATCGTGTTCATTGTTGTTTTCATTTTAGCCATCTATATCCTATTCTCTTATTACCAACAGCAAAAACAAGCTGTTCCAATCATCGTTACTTCACATTCCGCGACAACTCCAATCACCGTTTCAATCCCTGAACAAACATATTTAAAAAATGGTGCATTTGCACTTTCTCTCTGGATAAAACTTAATTCTGCCATTCAGCTTTCATCGTCATCATCGTTGTTCAATCTACTACGTGTAACAAAAAAAAATGGAACTTCATCTTCGCCTTTAACATTGGCTCTCGATGCCGGCGGCAATCTCGTCGTTTCAACAACTACTACAAATACAACAATTATGCTGTTTCCAATAGAAGAACCAGTAAACGTCGTTTTAAATTATAATGGCGACGACGACTTCGATCCCGATAAAAGCGAAACCGTGTACGATCCAACAACGAATCAAAATATACCGATTTACAATCCCGACGCAAACACTTTTTATAATGGCAGTAAACGCGCACTCGACGTCTATATCAACGGACTCTTGAATAATACAATTTCCGTCGACACGCTCACAAATTCAAAAGCGGATCCCGATTCACCACCATACATTACATACATGGACGCTTCAATGAATTACGTTACAACCAATGGAAATCAAATCGTCATTGGCGATGATGAGTCGATTACATTGGTGGATGGAACAATATCCAACGCCGTATTCATTAAAAACGGATGTTCACCACAAGACGTTCTCAATATCTTTAACCAAGGACAATATGGTAGCATTTTGGAAAATTTATTGTCCTATAAGATTCGCTTCGGTTTCATTGAAAACAATAAAGAAATAAATACGTATGACTTTCTATAGTCGGGCAGGGCCGACTTTCTATAGTCGGGCGGGGCCGACTTTCTATAGTCGGGCGGGGCCGACTTTCTATAAGCGTGAAAAGCGCTGCGACAATAACATTAGTCCGCCGAAAATAGAGAGATTCTTTGTAAATGAAATCAGTTCATCCGGATTCGTCGGAAAATGAAAAATTAAAATGGTCATCGCAGTAAACACCGCTAAACCAATCGTCGCGACATATGCATACTCTTCATACTTGCTCGTATATAACGAATACAATATTAGTAAACTTCCAATTGTGAGTAATCCAATGACTCCTGTAATTGCTGTATTATATACAAATGAAACGAGTGCTTCGCTTTTATTCAATAATTTTTTAAAATACGCTAAAGCCGGAATACCGACGAATACTATGCCAATTAGAAGAAACAAATATACATTTAATTGGCTTGTTTGGTTTGTTTTCCCATTTGGTATTAGAATGAGAATAACATAAAAATATAGAATCGCAGAAGCAATGGCGGCAATAAATATGGGATTTAATTGAATTGCATTTATTTTCGTCTTAAGAAACTCAACCGTGCCTTGAAATGACATTATTTTATTTATACCACCCGCTAAAAATATAAACAAGAGTAAAAATGCATTGAAACAAATAATGAACTTATTATCCATTTTATTATTTGTTTATATTTTTTATTTTATTGGTCCATTTAAAATGAAAAATATATAAAAATTTTATATATATCCATTCATTCCTTCATTCTATCTTTCATTCTATCTTTCATTCTATCTTTCATTCTATCTTTCATTCTATCTTTCATTCTATCTTTCATTCTATCTTTCATTCTATCTTTCATAGCTTCGAAAGCACGTATCCATTTTCTCCCGTCGTTAAAACGCGTTTATATTGCTGTCCCGATTCATGCATTTTCAAATGACAAGATTCACACACTGTTAGTAAATTTGCCCGATGATTTTTATGAAAATGTTGAATGTAATCGTTTACATCCGCTTCTCTCTGATGCTGCAAATGATGCACTTCTTCACCAATATCTTTTTTGCAAAGTTCACACAGCCCCTTCACTTTATGCGCATTAAAATGACTCGGCTTGTAATTCAAATCGCCCATTTGTTTCTTATCGCGATACTTTAATCGAATAGAATTCGCCATTTTCAAAAAATCATCCGGTAAATGCAGCGACTTGCATACCTCAAGTCCGTACATGCTCGGCCCCGCGCCATCGCGCAATTTCCGGTCATAAATCAGCATGTCGCGCGCACGATCATATGTTACTGCCATGTGTTTCGTACAAAGTTTGTGTAATTGCGCGATTTCTTCATACTCCACAATCTCGTGCATATGTGTCGCAAACACAAAACAACTTTTTAGTGCATGCAGCTTCTGTAGCCCAGCAACAAAAATACTGATTGCAGAATCAATTTCTGTTCCGGAACACAATTCGTCTCCCAAAATCAAACTGTTTTGATCCGCACATTTCAGTATAATTCGCAGCTCCGACATTTCAACCGCAAACGTTGACATCCCTTTAAACAAATTATCATTCCCCAAAATCCGTGTCATAATATTTGTGTACGGCCGATACGTGAATGCCGAACACGGAACATAAAGTCCTGCCTGTGCCATAATAATACAAATTCCGAGTGCACGAATCATGCTCGTCTTTCCGACTGCATTCGTTCCATATAGAAGCATGCCGCACTCATTGAGTCCAAGTGAAATGTCGTTCGTCACATAAAGCTCGTCTTCATTCATTCGTTCAATTAAACAATGCCGAATGTCTTTCGCATCGACATATGATCCATTTGAACATTTATCTGAATCTTTATCTATTAACGGCTTGCAATACTTATACTTGCGAGCAACATACGCTTGATTCTGAATCAAATCGATATCTGTAATAAAAGAAACAATGGTCTGAAACGATTCTTGGCACTCTTTTAGTTCGCATACGAATTTATGAAACACTAGTCCGATTTCATCGCGAATTTTATTTCTCGTATCGCTAATCGATGCACAAACACTGGATAGTGCTTCATGCGCGAATGTAACTGCATTGCTTCCCGCTTTCAAGAATTGCAACGTCGATAAATCAAATTCAAATGTTTTTACTGTCTTTTTACAACCATCGCCTTGACCAATTGACTCATATTCCAGTTTGGAAACGTGTTCTTTTGCGTTTGTCTTAACTTTTTTGGCAATTTGTTCCAATAACAACTTACTGCGCCGCTCCGTTGTCTGAATACTATATCCCGACTTTTCTGTTTCGTGCCTTTTTACAAATTCTTTCTCTTTATTGTCACCTTTTTTATCGCCTTTTTTCTCTCCAATCACAATCATCTCGTTACAGTGCGAGCGAATCGCTTCTAAAATACTGCACCCGTCTTCATTCATAATATACGTGGAATCAAGATCCTTGCTAATACCCGCTCGAACAAAACAATCTTTATAACTTAAATCGAAATCGAGAGAATCAACAGACTTACATCTTTCAATATAAAAACGGGATTCCATTTTTTTAATTAATTCGTTGCACATTTTCGTAATTCTCTCTGGATCTGCGTCTGCGTGAAAATATTTCAATAAGGTTTCGTCGTACTTGATGCCTTCATACATTTGCAAAATTATTTTAAGATTGGTATATAAAACGTAGAGAGAATTTGGATAAATCTTTCCCATTTGTATTTTACGATGCAGTTTTTCAATATCTTTTATATTTTCAAGCGCACTTCTCCAATTCATATACATAGGTGATGTGGCATTTATTGATTCATTTGTTAAAACATACTCTGTAATGTCGTATTCTCTCTGTAACGTGTCAACACGAAACGACGGATGCAACAGCCGATAATAAAACCGCCTCGAACCCATCGGCGTCTTGCATTTATTCAACAATCGAAACACGGACGAGTTTGACCCGGCGCCTCCTTCATTCAATCCCTTTGAATCAATAATATTTAATTGCTCAAGCGTGTGATTCGCTAGAACCATTCTATCCGATCGATTTTCAAATTCTGGCTCTTCTATCTTCGACGTCAGATTCGGGTTGTGTTCATACACGAAATGAAGCAAAAACGTGTATGCCTGAACCGCGAATTCATATACTGAATAATTTTGAAAAAATGCATTGCACACATGAAATGAGAAAAACTTTCCCAACACCTCTTTTCGATACGTTTGCTTTTCCGCATTTTTTGCCTGGACCAAAAAGGGATGCTGTTGTTGTTGTTGTCGGTGTTCTTCTACTCTCTCGCCGCTCGGTTCATTTAAATCAATCCAATGAATTGCATTCGTCGCGGAAGTAATGTTGGCATATTTTTTTATGTCTTCGATTTCATTTATAGAGAGATTTGAAATAATAATAACTTCACTCGGACGGAATGATGAAACAAATCTCTCCAGCTCATCATACGTCGTCTGAACATGGCGCGGATTCAATTCGGACTCAATTTCAAAACATACACTTTTTCCTGTATAAATATCAATATTCGACATTCCTATAATGATTTTTTTATTCGTTAACCCCACTTTTACACGCTGAATCCAAAAACATGACGTGTTATTCGAGAGAACCACGGAATCGCTCGAAAAAAATGTTCCTGGTGAATAAATACAATACAAACTTCGCGTCGTGTTTGCGCCTTGTCCATCTTGCACGTACACCACAATTGTATACCCACATTCTTGCATTTTTTTTACATATCGCTCCAAACTATAATCCCTAAAATTACACGTAAATGGAAAGCCCGCCATGCATCTACCGTTTGTAATCGAAGTATTTAAATCACAAACCGTACAAAATTCCCTCATGTTTCCATCCGCGATATTTCCAGTAGCGTCTGTTTTTGAATAACACTCGAAAAATGAACCCACTTGCATCAACAATATTGTTTTATTTCCATACTTGTTCGAATACTCTTTAGAAAGACGAAAATACTCATCCGTTAATGATGTTGTCATAATTTATTTTTGAGCGCGCGTTGTTATATTTATTCATGGTGTCATTTTATATCTGTTTTATAAATAATATTTTTTAATTAATTTTTAATAATTATTAAAAAATATGAAGATTACAATATATATATCTATAACTATTAATTAAATTAACGAGTTTTCGAAACTCGTTTCATGAATCGATAAAAGACATAGAGAGAAAAAGCTGTCATAAAAATATAAAATGCTCTCACATACATGTCGTCCGGCAACTTTGAAAAATCATCCATCATGTTTAAAGCTTTCATTGACGCTTTGGCTTTGTTTCGACGTTTTTCATTGCCATTTTTATTGCAATCCACCCTTTTATAATTCGATAGCTTGCATCCATTCTTTTTCCTATTATGAGTTGAATGAGTTGAAAACATATTCCCATTAGCGCCAGTATTACCATCGTTTTCATCGTCACTTGAACTCGAGTCGCGATTTTTAGCATCCATTCGACTCGTAAATGTTTCCGTGCACGTTAATGACGGGTCGGTCGGATTTTTCTTATCATTAAAAATACACGGATCCATATTTTTTACATCTGCTACAGCCACGTATTGTGTTTCATTTCCAACATTGTCTTTTCCCGTATCATTCAAATCGGCGTCTGCGACAGGCACAATAGTTTGAAGCGTTACCGACATGCAATCTGGACTATCGCCCATCATGAACGATTTAAATAAATTCAGTGGATTCAATTTACCTAAATCACCCAAAAGTCCGGGAATAAGTCCCTCAAATTCCGTAAAATCGGTACCTCCAAGTCCAGACGAAATAAATGGAATATTGCCATTCGGTACATTATCAATGTAAATGTAGCGGTCCACTTTTTTTCCAGATGCAACATCGGTGCACTGTCCACCCGTTTTCAGAAAGAATTTATCGCCGAGCGGGCCGCCGGTAGTCGACCCAGCATTTCCTGAAACCAGGACTTCTACATAATTTATAAGTCCAGTCACGTCGTTCGTTAGTGCGCCAAAATTGCCGTCGGCAGACATGCCCATATCTGACGGCTTTAATATGCGTTTCCAATACAAATAATCGGGACCCAACAAATTCTGCTCCATTCCCTTCATATCCGTCAGTACATCTGAAAAAAAATTCGACATTTTTATTTTTTATATTTTTTATCCTTATATTATTTATTTATTGTTATTTATTATTATTGATATTTATCTATATAATAAAAAAATATTGTTATTTTTACATTTTTACATTTTAAATTTATTATTCTCAAGCAAAAAAAATATATGCAGCCGCCTCTGCATGAAACATGCGCGCACGCACATCATCTAATCATCATCCGAGAACACTGGTCGTTGCTCATAGAAACATTCATCGTCACTATCAAAATAATATGCTTTCGGATTTTCTTCATAGATGAATTGAAATCTTTTCATGTTTTTCAAGTATGTTGGTGAAACATACCAACGAATCGGAGCTTTTTTTCCGAGTGTTTTAAAGTCTTTCACATTGCAGATGCCAGTTTCGCCACGTTCGACTCCATGAACTTCATATTTCGGCGTTTTTTTGATGCCATAATGAGCTAACGCGGAGGCAGAACCCGACAGACCGCGACAGACGTCGGGGCGTGGTGCAAATGTTTTGCCTGGCCACATGTTTGCTTTTGTGGACATGGTCCAAAGCGCATCTTCTGCAGGAAACTCTTGAAGAATTTTCCATTTCCAGTCAAGCCATTGTATCTCGGCCGCTTGATTGTAAACCTTTTCAAAATCTTCGACGGTTTTGCATCTGCACAATTCATCGGCTCGATTATAAAACAGCATCCCCATGAAATCCCAAAATGTCTCAGATTTTTTTGTCGAATTCCATGGAACCAGGTATCCGTAATCCGATGGGAGAATAAAGTGAGGACATCGTTCTACCATGCGCTGCTCTTGTTCTAAAGTGATGTACGATTTGTAAACTTTTATAAATCCCGCGGCTTCTTCCTCTTTTGTCATGGAAGTCATGTTTGGAACAACGTGCCAGCGCTTTTCTGTGCGCCATTTCTCCATTTCTTGATGATGTATTTCATACGAATATTTGCAATTTTCCTGATATTCCTTGTCTTCCCATTCTCTTTTTTCAGTTTCGTTTTTGAAGATGGGAGCGACAGTTGGAGCACCCGGTCGAATGAGGGTTTTGTGAGATGGACGAGAATCTTCAGAAGGCGTGATGCATTGATATGAAATGGGTGCGGGTGCGGTTGATGCGGTTGATTGTTGTTTTTCTGAAATGGGTTGTTCGGCGGGTGCATGTCCTCCACCAACTTGACCTTTTGTTGTTTTTGTTGGTTTTGTTGTTTTCAAAGTGAATATGTCATCTTCTCTAGGCGTTGCTGCTGCTGCTGTCTGTGCGGAAGGGGGGGTAGATTTAATAATTGAAGCCCAAGATTTCATCGAATGTATTGGAACGCTGGAACGCTATAAATTAATTTTTTAATGTAAAAAAAATCAATTTATCTTTTTTATAACCTTTTTTATAACCTTTTTAAGATTTATATTTTATATTTTTTTTACTGAACGCAAACTCGATAATACGTTGAATGAATCGCCGATTTACTGGGCCGATCAATCTTACATACGTCGCCTGGTCGCATTCCTATCGCCAAAGCAACTGGATCATACCTTGAAATATCCGGCAACTGCGATTTATCGGCAAGATTGTACTTTTTCATCGTCTCGTCCAATTCTTCCTTGGTTAAAATCGTGTGCGGCGGAACATACTGGTGATTCAAAATGTTAAACTGAAGCCGGTCCAATGAAAGTAGAACAATGAACCTTCCCTGTAAAAAGAGCTGATTCAAATACTGATTCATAGTTTTGACTTCCTGTTTCGTGACAATAATCAGCGCATCATTTTCCGTCAAAACGGTGTCATTCGCGTTGGTCGATATTCCCAGTCCTCCAATTTCACCGCCAGAACCCAGCACATATAAATCTTCAACCAAATCGTTAATGTGTCCCGTGCTCAACATTTTCTCAAGGTGAAACTTTATATACGCCTTTTTCTTTGGTTTAGATTTAGATTTACCTTCATTCTCTTTACTCTTGTCCGACGATGACGATTTTGTTTCCACCAACATGTCAAGCTGTTTATGCGCATACATGGCATTCACTTCATTCACACCGAAATTCGTATAACCCTCCACATCATATCCCTGCGCCGTCATTAATTCCAATAAGTTTTTTCTCGCATTATACAGTCGCGCAATTGTTTTGCTTGCATTGGATGACATTTTATTTTACTTTTTTTTACTCTTGTTTGTTCTTGTTTGTTGCTTCGATTCCTATTCGTACTTTTAACAATAATATATGTAAATATCTTTAATTCAATTTTTATTATATTTTGTTTAAGTTAAAAAAAATATAATTTCAATTTTTACAATCAATATACGTAAAACGTAAAATATTTATTATTATTAATATTTATTCATCATTTATTGAATGTCCACATGTGTCAGAAAGTGACGCCTGCAACACATCTTCGTGAATCCAATGTCGTCTAGAACTTGCCCTTCTGCTGTTTTTTTAATATTATGCTTTGTCAAATAAAGCACCTTGTCAACCGCGACATCTCCGCCTCCTTGTTCTTCAAGCTTCTTCTCTCGCACCTTGTTCAGATAATAACGATACTTGTCCGCAATTACCTTGCCACATGTATAACATTTCACCGGAATAATCATTTGATTCTCGACTCTACTAAAATGTATGTGTCTGTGTCTGGGTGTTTATATAAATTATACAACTATATTATTTTATATCAATTTTTATTTTAATTCTTTTTTACACTTTTCATAAATTTAAAAAGAAACGAAACGAACGATAATAATTTTAACAACACATTAATTCACTTAAAAAATATATTTATAACATAACATATTTATTTTAAGAACAACGCGGTCCGCTCTTGGCATCCTTATAATAATAACAGTCTACGTCTATTTTTTTACCGTTATCATCATAACCGAATGTCATACCGTTTTTACTTCCGGAGCGACACATGCCGTCTGGCTTTTCAGCGCTAACCACCCATCCACAACAATCCGTATTTAAACAAGACGCCTTTCCAAATACTTTGCATTCATTATCAATATCGGTCATAGTGCTGCCTTTGGTCGTATGCATATTACAGAAACCCGATTTTAGTTTCTTTTCAAGATCAATCGGTGGTGTCAACAATGTATTTTCAGGAGGAGGAGCAAGAGCAAGGCCAATACCAATATTACCATTGTTAATGTTAACACCATTGCTGCCTCCATTTCTATTATTAGTATCTTCTTCTTCATTGCTGTCATTTTTCCCACCCCTATTATGCTCCATTGTCTCTATAATTAATCGTTTTGTTCTCGTCATGGGTGCGTCAAATGATACATCCGCCATATGAATATAAATAAGTACTCCAAAAATAACAATCATTATTCCGAGCATATATGTAAAATTCTCGTATACAAATTCAAGTACAGACCTGAAAGGCGAAGACGATGATGATGATGAACCAACAGAAAAGGATGGCGACGAATCTATTGACTCCATTTTTAAAATGCTTTTTATATCGAGTTTATAGAGAGACAGAGAGATTAAATGTTAACTATATAATTGGTAAAATATTTATTATTATTATTATTATTATCTATAAATAAAATATATTTTATAAATAACAATAATAATAATAATAATAATTTGTAAATTAATAATTTGTAAATGTAAATTTTTAATGGTATAATAATTTAAAATTATTAGCAGTTTTATTTTCGACGACGGCGCATCGTTTTCTTTTTTCGGTCACTTGAATGCGAACTTGTTTTGCTTCGACCTTTTAATACCGGAAACATATAACTTATAAAACAAATTGCGGTAAACACTGAACCATGCTCCTTTGTAACATGTAAATCCTGATAAACGAAATGCTTACCTGGATGCACTTTATACCCATTGTCTGTTACATTATCTTTATACAGCGCAGGATTTTTTATCTTACCATACCCCCTCCTCTCAATCATTCCAACAATTGACTCTAGTAGCGATTTACCGGCTTCTTCTTTTGTTCCTGATCCCGAATACTCACAGGCGAAACCGCCTAAATACTTGCCTTTTGGATCCGTTACTGAAGTAGTTATCACTGCCGCGCTAATTTTTGATCCTCGTTTTCCATTTGCTTGCGCTTTTATGCATTCCAACACTTCACCCCACTGCAGTCGCTTAAGCCCTTCATCCCTCGGAATTTCTTTCGATTCTGTCGGCATTACGCTGGTATATTCTATCACGTTGGCATTTTGGATCCCCGCATTAAATAACGCGGCATCATAAGAGCCCGTTTCGTAAGGAAGACCTTTAGAACCGGCATCCGATTCACCTTTTCCTTGTGTTATAAAATATTCATATGGCACTCGATTTCCTAAAATTGTCATAACACTTTACAATTACTTGTAATGAACATATATATAAAATAAATATAATAAAATAATCCGATTATTATTATTTAAAATTTATTATTTTTATTATTAATTTTTATTTAAAATTTATTATTGGCGCCATCTTTCATAAAATTATGCATAAATGTATCACCTCCCACATTTACAACTTTTCCCGCCATATTTGCATCCTCATATATCTTCCGCAACAAATTCGATGGAGCCATTGAACCTAATTTTAGTAAATTATTTTTAATTAGTTCATTTTTCACATCATGTATTGGAGTATTTTTTAATTCGCGTTGAGCATTTTGAATTTTTTTAATTGTTTTATTATTCTTGATCAAAATACTTATTTTTTTCCCATATTTACCAAGTCTATATTTCTTTACAGTAGTTCTTCGTTTTATTTGTTTTATTTTTCTCGGCACATGTTTTGGCTTACTCGATTTTTTTTTATTATTTTTAGATGATGAAATACCATCATTTATATTATTTTGAAAAATTGTACCTCCTCCTATATGTCGTTTCAATGTTTTATTAAAAAATTGACGATACGATGGTTTCGTCCCCCCTTTTAAAGCGCCATAAGGTTTATCTTTGGGAATGTCATAATGAAACGATGACTCAATATTATTATTATTATTATTATTACTACTACCGCCGTGAATCATATCATGCGATTCACTCTCATATTCACCCTCTCGAAACTCTTCATATTTTATTGCAGAACGCGGTGGTGGCGGTGG